TTAGAGTCCTCAGCCCCTTGAACTTTAAAAATATATCCCATTACTTTTTGCCTCCCTTCTTAACCTTTTTCTTTTTACCTTTTGGTTTCATTGATCCGTAGTGTGAAGGCATAACAATAAAAGTAACTGTAACTATATTACTTCCTTTTACGTTTTTTAGCAGTTGTTAATGCAATAGCTTGAGCCTGCTTAAGTGTTTTGCCCTCTCTCATAAGCTTACGTATGTTAGCTGAGATAATTTTTTGTGATTTACCTTTTCTTAATGGCATAGCTACCCAAAGTATTTGTTAAGAATGTCAAAGTCCTCGTCATCTATAGCAGTTACATACAAACCTTCAACTATTTGTTCAAACTTTTTTCTATTAGCTCCTCTAGTTTTTTGCAATGCATCGTAAATACGTTTTACCACTGACCTATTCTTAGGAAATTTTCTTGATAGTTCTAGCGCTTCAAATGGTGTCATAAGTTTTTCATGGCCTCCTCAAAGGTTTCATCTACCCATTTATACAAACGTGGTGCATTCTTTTGCAACCCTTCGGGGTTAAAAACATACTGAGTGAAAGATTCTGCGAATTGCTCTGCTACATCTTTACGACTATATTCAGTTGGATAGGTCATGCCTTTTAATTTCATAAAGCGCCTTCCTAACTTAGGCATACCAGCTTGGAAATGTATTTGGTGTCCCATCTCATGAACAAAGGTAGAAAACCAATCTATACTTGCGTCCATTGGGTCTGAGTTTGACCACACTTCTTGAATACCCTCCTTTAGTCCTTGTCTATATCTTTCGTACCTTGTGCCTTTAAATTTGCTGAACTTAAAATTAGTTTCTAAAGTATTCGCTGCACTTTTTTTAATTCTCTTAGCAGATGCTGCACTAATTTTTTTTGCTCCGTCTCTTAATCTGGTATGAACCATTCCAGAGTTCATAATGGTGTAGCCATTTGTACTGCCAGTGGCATTACCAAACAAACTGTTAACTACTCTTCTCTGAAAATCTGTATCAATCATTCCACCTTGTTTTAACAACTTAATATTTCTTTCAAACATTCTTTCATGGCTGCCAATTTTTAAATTACCGCGACCATTCCACCTTACTTTCCAGTCTTTAACCTCTGAAATCAAATCATCAGTAGGCATTTCATTTATAGCTTTGAATCTTTTAACAACAGTTTCATTCGACTTTGCGAAAGCTTCTAAATTTTTACCATTCAAAAATCTTTGCCTTAACTTAGTAATATCTGCTGTTTTTTCATATTTCATGTTGAATTGATTTACTATATTGCCTTTTTTCATGAATGCTCGCATCTTCTTAATATGCTTTTCGGTTAAGCCGCCTAAAGTCTCCATTCCGTCTAAGCTATCCTCTGTAAACTCCTGAATATCTCCAAATCTGTTCTTAGTAAGCCATGTATCAACACCTTCAGTAGACATAGTTGGTGATGTCTTAATCTTTGGCGCTTTAGCTACTGGTGCTGCTACCTTCTTAGCCACTACAGGTTTGGCATATATTTTCTCTAACTTATCAAGGGGCAGTTCTGTGCCATCATTCCTAATCATCTTTCTTATAGCTGCGTGGCCTGAACCTTCTTTTTTTGCTAATTTCTTAAAAAAATTAACTTTTTTTTCTGTGCCTAGAGTTTTTACTTGCAGTTTTTTGTCTTGCTGTAACAACCAATCACCATATTGTGTACCTTGTGGGACTCTTCCAGTAGCACTAGGTCTGCTTACTACCTTTCCTACTGGCGGTTCTGTTAAATCTTCAAACCCTTTGCGCTTACTTAACCCTTCATAGTCAACAACTGGAACTGTTGTAGACCTACAGTTGAAATGCTGTGGTGGCGTTGGTCCCTTATTATACTGAAACTTTCTGCCATCAAGCCTTTTACATACATTGCTAGTCTTACTATCTAGTGTTGCAACATATTCATATCTAGGTGCTATTTTTTTATTTGCTGCATATACAGCTTGGGAAGCCTGATTCTGTACCTGATTAACTGAAGTTCTTACAACTGTTTTTATTTGATGGCTTGCTAGTTTTATAGATTCTCCACCCGCTGCAATTTTTTGTGCAGTGGTAGCTTTAGCATCAAAAATTAATTCACCTGCTAACTTTTTTGTAATTGCTTGTACTGATTCTCCACTAAACACACCAGCCCTAATAGTTCTAGCCAATAACTCTTGATTTTTTTTTGCTATACCTCTAAAAGCTTTTTCTACTGTCTCACCATTAGGCAAAGTCATCATTGCACCTTGCCTAGCAGTTAGCTCAAATTTACCCGACCCAAACTTAATAAAATCATCTTCTGTAAATTGCTTGCTGGTAAATATATTTACTTGCGTAGGGTCTGTTTTAACAAAAGAAGTGGCATATCTTTGGCTTACTGCAACTGAGTTTATTGGGATACCGCCAGACTTAACTGCTTTTTTTAGCTCACCTTCTATAAAACCTGTCTGTATCTTTGCCAATCCTTCCATTTCTTTTATCATTTGCTTTGTTACGTCTTTATTCCATTTGTCCATACTTGCTTTTGATTGTGCAAGTATTGCTCTTAATCTTTTTCTTGTCTGTGGCGCTACAGCTAAATCTACCCCTGCTTTTTTTTGTCTTTTATCTAGTTCAACTAACTGTTTGGTCGTATCGAAAATAACTTGAATATAGTTTTCTACAAATTTCATAGATACAGCGTTACTATATCTATTTAGGTCAATAGTCTCCCTAAAGAATACCTCTGGAATACTCATTTATCATTCTTCCTCTGGTGCCTCCTCTTCTTCATCTTCAGGCTCAGGGTCTGGCTCTTCAGGTGGTTCTGATTCTGTTAATCCACCGCTTTGTGTGCTTTCGATCTCTTCCTCTACGTCAAAGTCATCGCCTAATACCTCTCCAGCAGATAACTGGTTCAATAGAGTTTCTTGTGTAATAGTTCCAGCAGTAAATAGAGTTAGTAAGCTTGTTATTTCCTGTGGCTGTAATCTTGCAGAAACAAAGTCTCTGTTTACAAAAGAGCTACCCGCGTTTGCTTCATTTAAATATTCGCTGTGAAATCTTAAGCAGTTGTCTATTAGGTCTTGCATCTGCTGCGCTATTACCATCATGGTCGAATCATTCTGCGACCTATCTATTTGCTTGGCCTCTGCTGATTCTCCTACTAACTTCTGTCCTAATACAGCTGCTAGTGATAGTGTGTTTATTTGGTCTTTAATATCGGCTAATCTCTGAAACTGGCTATCATAACTGTCTCCTGATGGGCTAATATATTCCATTCTTGACTCTGGTGGCAAAGATAGTGCCTCACTGGGTCCAGTAGTTATCTCATCAGCATTGGGATAACCAAAAACAGCAAGTAATGGTACAGAACTGATATGTAAAATATTATCTAGGTCAGATTGTATTTGATAATGCTTTAGGTTTAGTTCTGCAATGTCATATAGTGGGCTGCGGCTTTCGTAGTAGCCAACTCTATTAGAGTAAGCAATAGCAAAAGGAATCTTATCTTTAAGACTCATTTCGCCTTCATCAAATAATCTATATTCGTTTTTCTTATCGTCTTTTCTGTGAATTTCGTATCTACCTCTTTCTAATACTCTTATCTGCTTGATTATTTTATCTCCGTACTTTCCATCAGGCTCTACTACTTGCTCCATTAATCTTAGCTGAGTCAACTGCCTAGAGCCTTCAATAATCTCTGACCGCCACCCTAATATATCCTTTGGTGTATAAGTAACCCAATATGGCCTAGTCTTATCTCCTTCCTTTGGTGCGTCTACTAAAACACCGACATGACCAAAGCTAATAGCTTGCCTTGCTGTCTGATAGAGCCACACATTGAGATCGTTACCCTCTAAATCCACATCAAATAGTTGCTCTCTTACTAAGTCCGATACATCATCTAGTCTTACTGGCTTTCTTACCAGCATACCTGAAAGCATTTTTTCTATACGCTGCAAATATGGTACTACTGTTGACCTGCTAAGTCTTACGTCATAACTATCGTCAGTTTCTCTAGCTTCCTGTGGTAAATATTTTCTATGTTCGCTTCTGATCTTATATGTACCCTCCTTAAGATCTGTAATCAAGTCCCAAAATTGAGCCATACGCTGATAGGCCGCATTAGGGCTGGCAACTGTTGTGGCAGCTTGTGTTATGGGCTGATTGTAAATATTTAGTGAGCTATACACAGTTTTGCCTCAATAGTACCATGTTCTTAATATATTCTAATGCCTGTAGGTTTGCCCGCACGTGCAAATAATGGATTGAACTCTCTCCACACCAGATACCCTAGAGCATCATTCATGTGGTCGTAACCAGCGTCCTTATCTGGTTCGCCCTTATCTGTATAACTCTGTAACTCAAGACATTCAATCATACGTCTGCAACTGGCATAGATTTGTAAACGTACTTGCCCTTTTCCGTTGCATAACAAACCCTGTACGGCAGAGACTCTATCTCTGATTGCTG